CTCACAAAGCATGAAATGGATGCACAAAAAAACGCAGCTCTTGAAGCTGGAGCAAAGGTGATTGATACCAATTCACAAGAGTCAGGTGAAGCACGACGTGCGCGTCAGGATGACCAACAAGCAAGCCTACATAGCATTGTCACTTGTGCTGCTGCGGCTATTGAGCAGGCTATCAAATATGCTGCTCAATGGTTAAAGCTAGACCCATCTAAATACTCTTTTACGGTTGATCCTGAATTTATTGTTCAGCAATACGATATCAATCTTGCTAAGCAACTATATGAAGGCGCCATAGCTGGAAAGAATTCGTTCCAGACGTATTGGGAATATATCGCTACTGGTAAGCTGCCAGCTCATGATTTTCAGGAAGAGTTGAAGCGTGTTGAAAGTGAGCGCGATAGTATGCCGCTTTAGGAGTAATAAATGGCCTCAGAAGATAAATCACTGCTCGAGGTATTAACTCAACATCAAGCATATTTGTTCCGGGCATCGTCTCAATCAGTTAAGGAATTACTAACAATCTTTAATGATGAGTCAGCTTTAATGCTGGCAAAGCTTCGGGATTTGTTGGATGAGTTAAATGATTCTGAGAAAGCAGCTCTTGCAGCGGGTCTTTACACAACGGCCAACCTCAAGGAGATACGAGATTTAATATCCGGCTGGCATACAAGTCTAAATTCTTCATTGCCTGAAGCTTTTGCAGTTTCAGCAACTGCAATGGCTGTATATGAGGCTAATTACACAGCTAAGTTATACGGCGGCAAGATTAAGAAACCTAACGGTGAAAAGCTATATACAGCAGCTAAAAAAGTACCCTTAGTAGGTGGAGCATTAGTTGATGATCTTCTTTCCAATATTGCTGAGACTGCACGCCAAAAAGTTGAATATGCTATTCGGGAAGGCATTAACTCAGGTAAAACTAATCAGGAAATTGTTCAGCGTATTCGTGGTACCAAACGGCTTAATTATGAGGATGGGCTTTTAAGTGGCTCAAAGTCTGATATTGACCGTACCGTGAGAACAGTTCGCAGCCATGTGGCCAATCAAGCATATCTAAATAGCTTTAACCAGATTGGTTTTGAATATGTAAGACTGGTAGCTACATTAGACGGAAGAACATCTAAACTGTGTGCTTCACTTGATGGTGCGGTTTGGGAGATTAACGATCCAGCAAAACGGGTACCGCCGTTACATCCTAACTGCCGGAGCATTTTGGTACCAGTCGAAAAAGATGGTCTGCTTGTTGGCGAACGGCCATTTGTAATGGACGAACGCCGAGTTAAAGACATTCCAAAAGATGAGCGGAGCCAATTAATAGGGCAGCTAGATGCCAACACTACATTTAAAGAGTTCTTCAAAAAGACAGATGACTTCTTCCAAAAAGAGTGGCTAGGGCCAAAGCGTTATAAGCTCTATAAAGAGGGAAGGTTTGATTTTGATAAGTTCTTCGATCCTGAAGGGCGTTTGTATAGCTTAGATGAGTTAAGAAAGTTGGATGAAAAATCTTTTAAAGAGTTGGGTCTGTAATTTTTTCTTATGTTATATTTTTTAAAACATCAGAATTTATACAATATGAAAACAATAGCTTTTATATCTCTTACTCTCATCTCAATCACATGTTTAGCTGAACCAAGTGAAAAATATCTTAAAGAATATGATCGATTGTCTGAAGCTTTAGAGTCAGCAATGGCAAATGCATATTCTTTTGATCCTACAACTGGCCAAGTAAAACAGGCTGCTCAAGATTTAGAAGCTAAAAATAATTTGTGTAGAGCGACTCAGGCGAAACTAAACCTAACCACTTTTTTAAAAGACAATTTAGAGGAATCTAAAGAGCTCTATAAATCTTTAGATGGTGCAGAAGCTCTAGATCAAAATTATCTTAGTGGACAACAGCAGGAACAACAAACTCTCGTTTCAAATTTGAAAAAAGACCTTGTTGGAACAGGGTTTAAATGTGAGTAATTATTGCCGATGACAGGTAATCCTAAACTCACTTAAGACACAATTTTCACCTATATAAGCGCCCAAACGGCGCTTTTCTCATTTATGGAGTTTGGCCTATGAGTGAATCAAAAGTTAGACATTTAGTTCTTAAAAGAGTTTCAGATAGATCTTCTCATCTCGCCCTTTGTGACGAGGAAACAGGTATTCCATTAGCTGGATTAACCTCTGTAAAGATGAATTGTGGTGTTTTTGAGGGTCCAGCGACTATCACAGCAACATTTGATGTAGGTGGTCCTCAAGGAATCCGCTTGGTTGGTGACGAACCTAGACAAAGGGTTTGGGGCGCAAAGGAAACGTAGCTAAAGGTACTGCAAATGACTGAAAAGCAAATCAATATGTCAGATGCTCAATATATTCTGAGCACAAAATTAATTCTGGTGCCTTTTCTTCAAATTAAGATTTCAAGAGCCATGGCAATTTATGGTTTTACTTTTGAAAGATTAAAAGCAATCGCACTCATCACTTAGAACTTAATTTTTAACCTTAGCACTTTCGGGTGCTTTTTTTGTGAGTATTAAAATGAGCAAGAAACTATTAACAGCATCTATGGTTGCATACATTGGTACTAAGTCAGTTTTAGCAACGCCCATGACGCGTGGTGAATACAATGAATACCAAGGGTGGCAAATTCCTGAAAATGAAGATCCAGCAGATCCAGGCTATTTGATCGAGTACAAAGATGGTGGCAAGGCTAATCATCCAGATCATGAAGGTTATATCTCTTGGTCACCAAAGGATGTTTTTGAACATTCATATCAACCAGATGGTATTCAAAATTGTGTAATGGGCCGTGAAATCCATAAAGATGATAACGAAGTAACGGTTTTCCATAATGAAACTGTTAAAACCCGAGACGGTGAGCAGTCTCTTGAACCAGGACATTTCTATGATGTCGTAGCTGGAGATTTACTTACTCCAATTCAATTCCAACTTGGTCCAGTTAAGGAAGTTGGAGTTAATGGCATCACGAATGAAGCTTTACTTGCGATTGTTTTACATCGTTTACGTGTTCTGAATGAAAAGTTTCCTTGCCGCGAAAATTCACTTGCTATTACTAATATTGAGCAAGGTCAAATGTGGCTAGAGCAACGTACCCGAAATCGTCAGAAGCGTGGTGTTGAAGGTTTTAACATCGCCTAACTTTATTAATCGAAATACAGCGTCCTAAGGGGCGCTTTTTTAATGCCTTGAGATAAGGCTTTACCCCTAATCAAACGAGAGGTTTGAACATGTCATTGCCATTTATTGTTGATTCGCTTGATGCCATCAAAGAAGAGCACCGCGCTTTATATGTTGAGGAAAACGGGAAGTTTCGCCTTGACCTAGAAGGTTACGAAGATCCAAAAGGTTTGAAATCTGCACTTCAGAGTGAGCGTGATGCTGCTAAGAATGCAAAACGAGAACTTCAGGATTTTCAAAAACAATTTGAGGGCATTGACCCTGAAATTGTTAAGAAGGTTTTTGCTCAACTTGACCAGGATGAAGAAGCCAAACTAATCGCAGACGGCAAAGTAAACGAAGTGATCCAGAAACGTACCGAGAAGATGCGTGAAGAACATGAACGTGTACTTAAAGCCGAAAAAGACCGTGCTGACAAAGCAGAAGCTTATGCAAATAAGTTCAAAGATTCTGTAATCCAAGGGCAAATCATTCAAGCAGCTGTAGAGCTTGAAGCGTTACCTGAAGCAACAGGCGACATTGCGTTTTTAGCTAAAACAAAATTTGCATTAGATGAAAACGGCAAAGCAGTTGCTGTTGATGAAAACGGCGAAGTGATCATTGGTAAAGATGGCCAAACAGCATTATCGCCAAAAGAGTGGGTCGAATCTCTTCGTGAACAAAAGCCTTACTACTGGCCTAAAGCAAGTGGTATGGGCGCACCAGGTTCAGGCGCTTCAATTAAAAAATGGTCGGACTATTCAGAAGCTGAGCGAGCGAGTCTAGCTCGTGAAAATCCAGCAGCATTCCAGCAATTATTGAAAACTAAAGGTAACTAATTATGCCATCTGTTCAATTACAAGATATTTTCGTTGGTGACTACTACCAGACTTTGGACCCAGTAAATTCTCCTGAAAAAACCGCCGTATTCCAATCAGGAATTGTTGTAAAAAATGAAGCTTTAACTGACATTGCTAATAATGGTCAAGGTTCATCAACGATTTCGTACTGGAATGATCTTGATGCAGACGAAGAAGCGAATGCGTCAACTGACAATCCTGATGATAAAGGTGCGGTCGGTAAGGCTACACAAGGCTCAATGCAGGCCCGTACACTTTATTTAAACAAAGGTTATGGAACTGCCGACCTTTCAACTGAATTGGCAAATAGTGAGCCAATGCAGCATATTCGTAACCGCTTTGGTAAATACTGGGAGCGCCAGTGGCAGCGTTATTTATTGGGAGCTGCACGCGGTGTTATTGCTTCCAATATTGCCAATAATAATGGCGATATGGTGATCGATGCAGGCGCAACTGTATCGGCTAATGCATTCCAAGACGCTGCATTTACAGCAGGTGATACTGCTGACCAATTTACAGCGATGGGGGTTCATTCAGTAGTAATGAACCAAATGGTTAAGCAAGACATGATCGAGTATTTACGTGACAGTAATGGTCAGATCATTCTTGCTACTTATCTCGGTAAGCCGATCTTCATGGATGATGGTTTGGTTTACGGTAATGGTCGTTATATTTCTCTCATTTTTGGTAATGGTGCATTTGGTTATGGAGAGGGAACTCCAACTACTCCAGTAGAACTTGAGCGTCTACCGTCAGGCGGTAATGGTGGTGGTGCTGAAATTTTATGGGAACGTAAAACATTCATTCTTCATCCAGCTGGTTTCTCATGGAAAGGTTCTGTAGATCCAAATGCTTCGCCAAAAATTGCAGGCTATGCAACTGCTGGTAATTGGGAGCGAGTGTTTGATCGTAAAAATGTTCCATTTAGTGCCGTAATTTCAGGTACAGCAACCCCTTAATAAACATGGCGGCGTAAGCCGCCTTTGTTTTGGAGAGAAGAAATGAAAGTAATTTACACAAATAATATCCCATTGATTCGTGACCCAAGTGTTTGCTATCGAAACGACTTTATTGGGGTGATCGGGAACGCTACTGCAGTAGAAGTTGATGATGATTTTCCTGATGCTGAAATCATTAAGCAGGCTTATGGCCGATTAGCAATACCTCTTGAAGAGGAAGCTGCTGATGTGGGCTCAAATAGCGATTTAAAATTGCAAGAACGCTTAACCGATGCTTTAAGCAAGCTTGAATCAGTTGAAGCAGAAAAGACCCGACTTGAAGCAGAAAATTCTCGTTTAGAGGGTGAACTTGCAGAAGAAGTGGCGGAAAAAGCTGCATTGCTTGTCGATGAGCAAATCGCAACTGCAAAAGGTGAGTTGGCATCGTTCAAAAATGATATTCCTGCTATGAAAGCACGTATTGCTGAATTAGAAGCAGGCAAAGGTACACCTGATCCATTAGATGGCCCAACACCAGGTGATTATGAAAATTGGAAGGTCGACCAAATAAAGGCTTATTTAACCGATAAGGGTATCGAGTTCAAACAGTCTGCATTAAAGCCAGAATTGATTGCATTGATTCCACAAGATCCGAAGGAATAATCCATGAGCTTTATCACTGAACAAGAAGCAATTGAACGTGTAGCTGGCTTTGCTGCTTTATCTGACGGTGATAAAGCTGACTATCTTGAAAAGTCAGAAGCTTATTTGTTGGCGCGTAATGTTAAGCCTTATGAAGATATAACAACCGTCCCTAAAGCCCTCAAAACGGCGTCATACGAAGTCATAAAAGGCATTATGAAGGGTGAGCTTTATCAAGGCCAAGAACAGGCATTAAAGCGCAAAAGAGTGAAGGCTGAGGTTGAGTCTGAAAAAGAGTATCAAGACGGATCTGTAAAGCTTAATGCAACTGAGCAATACATTCTTGACTTGATCAAACCATACTGCAAACGGCGCTCAGTGATCTATATTCGGAGAATCTAATGGGTTTAAGAGATGAACTTCAGGCTGAAATTGCTGAAGCATTTGATGAGGATCTAGCAGACGCCGTTCATGCTTTTACTTGTGAAAGGATTGTAAGTACTAGCTGGAACCCAAAAACGAATACATCTGAAAATATTGTTGATCAATACAATGGTCGTGGCGTTTTATTTGGCTCATACAATCAATATGAGATCCAGACACTAGGAGTACTAGCAACCGATAAAAAAGCCATCGTACTTCAGAACGAAGTAACCATGGTACCGAAAATTGATGATGAGTGGATTACAGCCTTAGGCTCATTTCGTGTCAAACATATTCAACAGGATCCAGCCGCGACCATTTGGAAGTGTCAGTTGAGGAAAGTGTAATGTCTTGGGTTACATATAAATTTCATGAAAGTGTTCAGGTGGTTCCCTTAGATGATTTAAAACCACACTCATTTTTTCATTGTGAATGCCATCCCAAATATGTGGATGGCATTTTTGTTCATAACTCATTTGATGGTAGAGAGGCCACTGAAACGCCTTTGCCAAGTTGATAGGTTAGGCCATGGTTAATACTGATTATGTACCCGAGTGGTACATCACACCTTTCCAACATGTTCAATACACGCTTGCTCGAAATCAGCTTCACATGGATCTGTTATTCGAAGACATGAATAAGGTCGATCCGTTCTTATCTAATGAAGGAGCAGCGGCTCAAGTCAATTACTATTCTGACGGCGCGTATGCAGTTGTTCAGTTGGGCGATACCTCAGAAAGAAAATTGATAGAGATCTATGGCTTGCTTTTGCACGAAGCTGTGCATGTTTGGCAGAAAGTTAAAAAGCTCATGGGAGAAAAAGAGCCTAGTTCAGAGTTTGAAGCATATTCAATTCAATCGATCGCACAAGATCTTTTTAAAATGTATGAAGAAAGCGAGGTAAATGATGGGATGGAAGGGGAAAAAGCCGACAAGTTTTAGTTTAGATGTCGTAAAAAATGCTGAAGACCAGGTAAAGAAAATTACCATGGATACAGTGCAATCATTGGTTGTCTCAAGCCCCGTTGATACTGGAGCTTACCGAGCTTCACACGTTGTCTCGATTGGATCTGCTGATTATGGTGTACGTGGACCTGAAACAAACGCCGTTCAGGATGCAGCAATTCAAGCCATTAAGTTTAAGCTTGGAAACTTAGTTTATATCCAAAACAACAAAGCCTACGCAGAACGTTTGGAAGATGGCTGGTCAGATCAAGCACCACTAGGTATTTACAGCACTACATTCACTTATATTACTCAAAAGTATGGTGGTTAAGATGACAATGACTTTAGAGCAAGCTAGGCAAGCTATCGTGGACCGTATGATGAGCTTTACAGGAATTTCTCAAGATAGAATCCAATATCCAAACGCTCCAGGCTTTACAGCACCAACAAAAGGCTTGTGGTGCCGATTAACCATTAAAGGCGGATCTAGTTTTATTGCTGGCCTTGCTGATTCACCTTGCACCCGCCGTACTGGCAATATCTTAATTCAGTGTTTTGCACGGCCTAATACTGGAGACCAAGAAATAACAATGCTAAGTGACGCTTTGCTTACTCATTTTGAATACTTCAGTATTCAGGCTTTGAAATGCTGGCAAGGTCAATCAATAGATACGGGGAAAGACGCTGATTTTGTGCAGTACAATGTGACAATTGGATATACGGTGAATTGATATGTCATGCATGCTGACTCTAGAAGAAATTGAAATTAAACGGCAAGAGCTTGAACGACACTTGGAAGCTGTAATGGGTACGGTACTAGATAAATGGCAAGTGGATAACAAGTTATGTGTTTCTGATGTAAACATCCGTTTGGCCAATGTTCATAGTCTTGGTGGAACAAAGCACAATATTGTCACTGGAGTAAGCGTTGAATTAGATGATTGATCTAAAATTTTAAAGAAATTACCGCCGTTTGGCGGTTTTTTTACGTCCCTAATTTTGTGGCCACCTTCGGGTGGCTTTTTTTATGCCTAACGTTAGGAGTATAAAGCCATGTCGAGTGGTGCACGTCAGATAACACAAATTGCAAAAGAAACAACGATTGGTACAACGCCTTCACCTTTTGCACGTACTACCTTTGAATTTACTGAAAATGGCTTAGATGCAACAGTAACAAAGGAAGACTCAAATTCAATTACCAGTGGACGTATTGCACGTGCGTCAATGATTACTGGTGCAGAGTATGCCGGTGAATTAAAATGCGAAGCAAAATATAGCCCTTTAGTTCAAGACCTGATGGCCGCAGCAGCTTTTAACAACTGGTCATCTAATGTTTTAACTTTTGGTGGAACTCTTCGCCAAACCTTCTCTGTTTTACGCGGCTTTGACGATGTAAATGACTACCATGTTTTCCGTGGGTGCCATGTAAATACTTTTGGAATTGATATTCCTGAGGCTGGATTAATTACAATGACCTTCGGCCTAATGGCCCTTGGTCGCACAAACTTTTCTACTGCTCCAACTGGAACAATTACGGCTGCTGATAATAGCCCTAAATTATCGAATGTCTCTGTAGGAGATATTTTGATTGACGGCGTTTCTCAAGCGGGAATTTCATGCCTGACAGCTTTTACATTTAATTGGGATAATACGATGCAACTCCAACGCTGCTTGGGCGGTGGGATCAATGCACGTGCAATTTTAGAAATGCTTGCCAATGGTACAGGTTCATTTACGGCAGCTTGGTCACGTTACACATCTGATATGTATGAAAAGCAATTCACTAATAAAACGATTTCTTTAAAAGTTCCAATCACTGATGTAGATGGAAATAAATATGAAATCTTTATCCCTAAAGCGGAAATTACCGCTCCGTTACCTAGTGGTGGTACTGCAGATCTTTTAAATGCTTCTTTTGAATATAAAGTTGTGGAAATTGCCCCAACGATTACCCGTACACCAGCAGTTGTTCCTGCGCCCTAATTAATCTGATAGCAGCCTTTATGGCTGCTTTTTTTGGAGTTAAACATGGCTTTAAAAGTAAGCATTCAGACTAGTAAAACAGTTAGTAAATGGCGGGAATATGTTGATAAGGAAGGAAATGTATTAGCTGAATTTAAAATTCGTGGTATCTCATATAAGCCATATCAGGTGGCCCTTGAACGAGCAAATAACCAAATCACCTCTAAAGGTTATGATGTCAGTAAGGCTTCAAAAGAAGATAAGCTTTATCATGAGCTACTTTTAGAAGCAGCTGCATGTCACCTAATTGAGGACTGGAAAGGTGTCGTTTTTGAGGAGGAGAATGCCGAAAAAGAGATTGTCGTAACAGAGCCAGAATATTCACCCGAGAATGCAACTAAGCTTTTAAATATGGGGGATATTGGTGTTTCAATATGGCTTTATATCAGACAAGAAGCCGAAACTATCCAAAAAGAGGCGGATTCTTACAAGGATGAAGTGGTGGGAAAGTCCTCAAGCTCTACAACTGGTCAAAGTTCAACTCAGAACAAGAAGCGAGCGACTACAACCAGAAGCAAACGGCAATCGCCCAAGCCTTAAATTTGAAGAAACCAGAAGAATTTCAGAAGCCTGAATATTCATTTACCTCACATGCAATTTTATCGGCGTATAACGTTATTTCGCGCTCAAGACGTTATGAGCAAGGCATTCCTCTAGCTTTGGATATTTCATCCATATCTGCATATTGTGATCATTATGAACTGCCAGTCGATAGAGATATTTTTAACGACTGTATTTTTGTGATGGATAATATTTTTCTGGATGATTCTCACAAAAAAATGAAGCAGCCTATTAAAAAATAACTCTAGAGTTATTTACTTAAAATAACTCTAGGGTTATAATTGTCTCATCAAGTTAACAAGGTGGTAGTGTGAAAAGTCTGGATTTAATCAAAATGATTGAAGCAGACGGTTGGTATCAAGTTAGGGTTACAGGAAGTCATCATCACTTCAAACACCCTACTAAGAAGGGACTGGTTACAGTTCCACATCCTAAAAAGGATTTACCAAGCGGAACTGTTAAAAGCATTTTGAAGCAAGCGGGTCTAAATTGACCCGCTGTTTCCTGACTTTAAATATCTGCCCTTTACAACTAACCATAACGCAGTGGGCGATATGTTTATGCCAAGGGCATGGAGTGTTGAGATGTTATATCCAATTGCAATTGAACGAGGATCAGATACCGAAGCATTTGGTGTCACTGTTCCTGATATTCCAGGTTGTTTTAGTGCTGGCGACACATTAGAGGAAGCTATCGAGAACGTAAAAGAGGCTATTTCTGGTCATTTAGAAATCCTAGCTGAAGATGGTGAGGAAATTCCTTTAGCATCTGAAGTAGGTAAGTTTCTAGATGATACCGACTATAAAGGAATGATCTGGGCAGTTACTGAAGTTGATGTTAGTCGTTATTTAGGTAAGCCAGAAAAAATCAATGTTACTTTGCCAAGCCGATTAATTCGGAAGATTGATGATAATGTTGGTAAGGATAAAAGATTTAAAACCCGATCTGCATTTTTGGCCGCTGGTGCTGAAAAGCTACTACATGCTTAAAATAGAGAAGCCACTCGATTGAGTGGCTTTTTTATTTCTCACCTGTTAAATTTTATCCATTAAAAAATGATGGGTAATTTCATGAAAAAGATTATTTTATTGGGTTTGGTTTCAATTCTTGGTGGATGTTCAGTTGCACCGATTCAATTGCCAAATAATGTATCAACTATAAGTGCTAGTTCAGCGGGGGATACATACATTGATAAAATTGATTATTCTTTTAATTCAACAGGTACATCATTCTCTAAATTGAAATTATGTGCTGCTGAAAATTTTCAAAATGATGATATTGTTCTACATGACCAAGCTGGTAGTTTCATAGGGGCATATACAGGTAGATATTATGAGAATAATAATACTCAAGTTCACCAAGGAAAGTCTGTTTTTAAATATCTAGATGAAAATGAAAAAACATTTATTGCAAATGGCAATGTAAAGACAAAAGGACAGCAAGCAGGTCTTATTACAGATTTTGTTAAATATGATGTAAAGGTTGCTCTTAAAGAAAATAAAGTTCAATTTGTAATGAGTAATATTTTGAGAGCTCAACAAAATACAGGCACATCAAGTAATAATGGTTTTAGACAGGTTGGAACATGGGCTGGAGCACGTGCACCTGGTGTTATTGAAGCATTAGATGGTGTGGCTCATAAATATCAAAACTGTATTCTTGCTAATTAAACAAGTAGTAATAAAAAAGCACCTTAGGGTGCTTTTTTTAGTAAATACGCCAGCTTGGTAATTTTATTTAATTTTGAACAACCCACTCCTTGAGTGGGTTTTTTATTGCCTGGAGAAAAGTAAGATGACTCAAGAATCTCGTCTAGTCATTGTCATTGATTCAAAAAATGCAGAGCGTAACGCGCGTAATCTAGCCAATGAATTAGATAGCATTGAAAGAAATGGTGATTACGCTACTAAGTCAATGGATAAGCTTTCTGTAGCGACCAGACAGCTTGCAGGATATATGGCTGGGGTTGTTACCGTAGGGGCAGCAATTAATAAAATGGATCTCTACACGGGTATTAATAATAAACTTAAATTAGTAACAAACAGCCAAGAAGAATTGAATCGTGCAATGACAGATACCTTTGATATTGCACAGCGTTCAGCTTCTTCATGGAGTGCGGTAAATGATGTTTACTCGAAATATATGTCTAATGCCAAGACTTTAAATCTTACACAAGCACAAACTGCCAAACTTACAGAAATTACTTCAAAAGCTGTTGCAATCAGTGGCTCTAATGCTGAGTCGGCAGCAGCAGCTCTATTTCAGTATGGACAAGCATTAGATGGCGGTGTGCTTAGAGCAGAGGAGTTCAACAGCCTTGTCGATGGTGCTGGTGGACTTTTAAATGCTATGGCAAAAGGTTTGGGAGTTACCCGTGGTGAGCTTCGTCAAATGATGCTTGATGGAAAACTAACTGGTGAAGTTATTACCAAGGCATTACTGCAGGCTGGTGATAGCGTTGAAGAGCTCTATGGAAAGACTGACAAGACTATTGGTCAATCCCTAGAAATGCTAAGTAATGGTATTACGAAATTTGTAGGTGAAACGGGGAAAGGTTCGGGTGCAGCTCAAACTTTATCTGGTTCTATTCAGGTTTTAGCAAACAATTTAGATTTATTAGTGAATGGGGCCGTAGTTGCTGGAATTGGTTTAATTACCAAAGCAGTATTAACGAAAACAGTAGCCATCCAAGCAAGCATTGCTGCCTCGGCTCAACAGAGAGCTGCGAATTTAGCTGAAGCTCAATCTCAAGTACAGTTACTTGGTGTTGAAGCTATGAGGGCGCGTCAAGCTGCTGCATTGGCTCTCACTGAAATAGGATTAGCTAGGGCAGAATATAATGCGGCGACAACTGCAAATGCTCGAGCTGCAGCTATACAACGTAAAACTGCTGCCGAGATTGCACATAGCATTGCTTTAAAAGAGGCAACTGCAGCCACAATGGCCTATACAGTAGCTCAAGGGAATTTAAATCGAGTTGCGACATTAGGTAGTCGTGCTTTAGGTTTAGTAGGGGGGCCAATAAACGCTATCGCCCTGGGAATTACTGCACTAGCTGCTGGCTATATGTATTTTCAGGATAAAGCAGCGCAAGCTAATAAAAAATTAGAAGAACAAGCTTCTGTAGCCAAAAAAGCTAAAGAAGAACTTTTAGCCTTGCGTGGACTTGAAAAAGATTCGGCAATTAATGACATGGCCACTTCATTTGAGCGGCAAAATAAGGCATTAGCAGAATCAAGTAGCAAGATTAATATTCAGTTAAATGCCATAGCTCAACTTTATAAGGGGAATAAAGAGATCGTCCAGGTTGTTAATGATGCGATGGATGGCACCATTAGCATGAATGAGGCAGTTAAACGTTTTAATGATTTACGTATTAGTAAAGAGATCTACAATTCCCTTAAAGAAAATACTAAAGAATTTGAAAAAAATGCTAAAGAAGCTAAGACCACGAAAGATTCACTTAAACTTTTTGGAATTGAGGTTGAGTTATCAGGCAAAAAAGCACAAACGGCAGTTGCAGGGATTGACGAAAATTCGAAAGCTTTAATTGGTAATGAAAGTGCCGCCCAAAAAGCTACAAAAGCCCAAAAAGGATATTTTGACAGTCTAAGAAATGATGTGTTGAATTCTAATGAAGAATTGGCATACCTGAATCTTGGTTATAGTGAAGAGGTTGTTAAAAAGATCAAGGAGTTAGAAAAGGCAAAACAAGCTGTAGCTCCTGCTGGAACAACAGTGATTGTTACAAATGAAGAAATTGCTCAAATCATTACAGCACAAAAAGCATTGGATGCACTTAAGGAAAAGAAAGATGCGATAACAGAAGCTGAAAAGAAACATACTAGTGAACTTGAAAAACAGCAAAAAATTATGGCTGTGAATGCAAAAGTACAAGCATTATCAAAGAAATATAATATTTCTGATAAGGCTGCAGCTGCTGGTATTCCACAAGGCCTGATTGAAGGCATGATTATGCAGGAAAGCAGAGGAGATACTTATCGTAAAGGCAAATTATTAACATCACCAGTCGGTGCTCAAGGTTTGGCACAATTTATGCCAGCTACAGCTAAACAGTATGGTGTTGATGTTAGAAGTGAAGAATCTAGTGTTAATGGAATGATTAAGTATGTTTCAGCTCTTCTTAGACAGTTTGGTGGAGATGTTGAAAAGGCTATTATGGCGTACAACGCTGGACCGGATAATGTAAAAAACGGAAAGGCATATGGATACAAAGAAACTAAGAAATATCTAGCAAACGTAAAGTCGTATGCAGCAGGTGCGAACGGATATTCAGCTGGTGATATTTCTTCTAAAGACTTCGATAATATGCTTGATGATTCAGCCAAAATGGCTGAAGAGCGGGCAAAATTGCGCTTACAGTTGGAAAATGATGTTGCTAATGAAGTAACTAAAATTAGAAATGAACTCTCGAAAAAATTAGAAGATGTAGATAAAGCTAATTTCAACCCAGCACGTAAAGATGAAATTAAAGCAGAGTTAAAAGCACGTGCTGATAATGATATTGCTATTGCCCAACAGGCTTTAAAAACCAAGTTGGATGACTATAAACAATTTAATTTAACAGAAGAGGATCTAATAAAGGAAAGCTTTGCAAGGCGTCAATTTGAAGCTGAGCATGACTTTCAATTAACCCAAGATCAACGTAAAGAAGCAGTTAATTTACTTGGTCAACAACTTCAGCAAGAACTAGGCTTACTCAAACTAGCCCAAGAACAGAGATTATTTCAGGCTAAACAATTTCTATATTCAGAGATTGATGCAATGAGGGAAAGATATCGACTTGAGCGTGAGGAAATTTTAAAGAATAGTAAGCTTAGTGATGAAGAGCGTCAAAAAAGAATAATGTTATCAAAATCACAAGAGCAGTTAGAGGTCCTGGATAAAGCTGCTACGGCAAGTCGAAGTTGGGATCGTACATATGCAGACATGACAGGGAACAGCCAACAATATCAGTTGGACCAAACTCGCGCCGACCAAACAGCACAGTCATTAAATATGGCAAATGGTCAGGAAGCTGTTTTGAATATGCAGGCTGAGGATCCAAATGCAAATTTACAGGAAATTGCAGCACAACGGGAACAAATATGGGCTGAACATACCGAGCGAATGAAGCTCATTGAGTCAACTTATCAGAACGACTCTATTAGCCTGCAATTAGGTTATGGAGCTAACGTAACTGGTGCATTAGCTGGAATGTTTAAGAATATGCTGGGTGAGTCATCAAGTGCTTACCACATTCTTTATGAAAGTCAGCGTGCATTTGCCTTAGCACAAGCGGGAATGAATATGTGGAAAGCCGCATCCGATGCTTATGCGAATGAACCAGGTACTTGGTATCAGAAAGCAGCCGCTGCCGCTATAGCCACCTTGAAGTCAGGAACATTTGTTTCTTTGATCCAAGCTGCAACACCACAAGGTTTTGCTGATGGCGGATATACAGGAAATGGACTTAAACATACACCAGCTGGAATAGTACATAAGGGCGAAGTTGTATGGTCGCAAGATGACATTAAAAGATGGGGTGGTGTGAGTGTTGTTGAATCAATGCGAACAAGTTCACCAAGCGGTTATGCTAACGGCGGGTACGTATCTAATAGTCAATCTGATGCGATTGCTACGAGAAGGGAGTCTAGACAATTTGATGCGATTAACTATGGAAGAATGGAAAAGGCGCAACCTACTGTTACCATTATCAATCAGACATCAGAGAAAGTGGATGCTACCTCTGATTGGGATGGTAAAGAGTTGACAGTCATTTTAAAAGAGTATCAGAAACAAAATGAGGCAATGATGGATTCGAAGATTGAAAAACGATTTACGATGTCTAAGCGTCAAGGGTGGTAATTAAATATTAATCAAATGTAATCATTCAAATTAAAGACCATAAAGGTTTGAAGCACTTTCGAAATCAGATGGTGATTTAATAGTTACAATTGGTAAGATGTTAGATCAGAAAATTGACCTTGGTTGATATTAGTCTCTAACGAGATTTCCACAAGGTTATTTGTTACGTAAGGCCATTAAAGGAAAGAAAGGATATGGTTGAAGATAAACAAGAGAATCCATTTGAAGGTGCAATGTCACAACTAATTAAATTTATCTCTGCCAAAGATGATTCAACACAGTTGTTGATCAGTCATTTGGTTAGTTATCTTGAGGAGAAAGGGGTTATTGATATTGATGATTATTTGGAATATACAGAGAAAGCCAAAGATCGACTGATTAGCAAAATCAATAATGGTTCCAATCCAGAAGAGAGCGAACAATTTAAATTAGCGGTACAGCAAACATTTAATTGGCACATTGAAGATTTTAAGAAGTCAGAAAATTAATTTTAACCTCCTTCGGGAGGTTTTGGTTTTAATGAAAGTGGAAGTTTAAATTTCTAAATGCACAAGCCTTCAAACTATTTAAAATAGATTATTTAAGATGCTTTCTAGTTTCCACTTTTTCGTTATTTACGGTATAGTTTTATTAATCTGGTCATACTTTAGATATGGCTATTAAAAGCTCGCTTAATGCGGGCTTTTTTTGTGAGAAAAATTTATGAGTGATCTTAAATTTACTTTCGAATGTGACCTAGAAGGTAATAATCAAACTCAACGCTTTAATACGTTATCAACCCAATTTGGTGATGGATACGAGCAAACTGCATCGGTTGGTCTCAACAATAGATCTGGTGAATGGACTTATCAACGCACAGCTTATAAAGCTGAAATTATGCAAATTAAAGCTTTTTTTGATGCCCACAAGGGGGCTAATTCCTTTTTATGGGATTCGCCGTTGGATGGGCAAGTGCGTGTAAAAGCTGGTGATTATCAACCTACATGTATGGGTGGTGATGTCTGGAGGATTTCCACAACATTCACCCAAGTTTTCCAACCTTAATATTTTTACTCAAGAGCTCCTATTAGGAGCTATTTTTTTTGCTTATAGGAGCAGACCAATGGCTGTAAAAACTTTAGATATAGCTGAAGCTTATTTTGTTGGTGAGTTACGTGTTCAATTAGCAGATGCGCGTAGTTTTAGCAATGATTTACCAGCAGGTAAAATTGAAACACTGGCGATTAATTATGACCGACCTTCTAACTCTGTCGGGATTGCAGTTACACCAGGTGGCGGTACCAATGGAAATATGACGCTATTAGATGCTGATATTACCAAATGGGTTATTCAAGCTATCCAGAACTCTGGTTTCCTTTATGGAATTAATGTGAACACATTGAGTCTAAAATATGATTTAGCGGCTAAAAAAATTAGTGTTGAATACACTCCAGTCGTGGAAGCTCCTGCTCAAGCTTAAGGAGTATCTATGACTTTACAGAGTGATTTTCAAAAACTTGAACCAGGTGGATTAGTTCACCTGTATGAATTAGATGCCAGTTCCTACGGAATTGGCATTTTGCGTTTTCATGGTCATCAACAAGAAGGAAGCATTTTTTGGCAGGGTGAAGAGTTTGAAGCAATTAGCTTAGAAGTCTCTGGCCTAGAAATGCGGTCGGATGGTAAAGCTTCTGCACCAACTTTAACGATCGCAAATAACATCGGTGGAATACAGGGGGCAATTTCAGCTTACTGCCTTCAATGCAAAGATTTTGTGGGGGCAAAGCTTAAAGTAATAACAACCCTTGCCAAATATCTTGATGCTAAAAATTTCCCTGAAGGTAACCCTACAGCATCAAATGAAGCCAAAGAACAGAAATGGTATATCGAGCAAAAAACATCTGAAAATGCTCAGCAAGTAACTTTTGAGCTTTCAAATCCAATTGATTTTGAGGGTTTGAAAATTCCAGTTCGTCAAATCACTTCTTTATGCCATTGGTGCACCATGGGCAAATATCGAGATGAAGAGTGTGGATATACAGGTACTGCCATGTTTACAGATAAAGATGAGCCAACTGATGATCCAGCTTTAGATCGATGCGGTGGAAGACTCCGATCGTGTCGCGTACGTTTCGGTGAAAACAAACCATTGCCTTTTGGTGGTTTCCCAGCATCGAGTCTAATGTGAGCACTTATGAAATTAACGGCAAAGATTAAAAAAGCAATCATGGCTCATGCTGATGAATGCTATCCACAAGAATGCTGTGGCGTGATAGTTGGTAAAGAATATATCCGTTGCCGCAATATTTCTGATAATGCGGATGAATTTGAAATTCATCCTGAAGATTTAACTCTGGCAGAAGACCAGGGGGAAATCATAGCATATGTACATTCGCATCCTGATGGTACTACTCGAGCCACTGATCTTGATTTAGTTCAAATCGAATTACATAAAAAACCATGGGTAATCTGTTCTTATCCAGATCTAGATTTCGCTGTTTATGAACCATGTGGATATCGAACGCCTTTAGTTGGTCGTAATTATTACCATGGGTGGCAAGATTGCTATGCACTTATCCGCGATTTTTATAGTCGAGAGTTGGGTGTTGAACTCATGGATTTTGAGCGAAAAGATGCCTGGTGGGAAGAAAGTGATCACCCTTCACTTTACCTAGAAAACTACGATAAAGCAGGGTTTTATGAAGTAGATACTCCTCAATATGGCGATATGTTGATTTGTCGTGTAGGGCGTACAGAGCATCCAAATCATGCACTTATTTGGCTAGGAGACAATGGAAAATTAAAGTCTGAAGAGGCAGAAAACTGCATAGGTTCAACTTTAATTCTTCATCACCCTTATAACCGAAAGTCAGTGCGAGAAATTTATGGTCAGCAATGGCTTGAACGTACAGTTAAAATCTTGAGGCATAGAGATGTTAAAAACAATTAAATTGTATGGCGTACTTGGACAACAGTTTGGTCGTGAATTTAAGCTCGATGTGGCAAATACACGTGAAGCTATGCGTGCCTTATCTGTACAGATTGCGGGGTTCGAGAAGTTTATGTTGCATGCCCACGAGCAAGGCTTGCAGTTTGCCGTATTTCTTAAAAGTAAAAATTCAAATAAAAAACGCGGAAAGAAAAGCCCATCAATCTATGACCATGAAACTAAGCGACTCATTACTGGAGACAATATCGGTGAAGAGCAGCTTGATATGAACACCGAAGCTGATGTTATTCATGTAGTACCTCGTGTTGTAGGTGCTGGGGGTAATAACGGAATTTTGCAAACTGTTCTAGGCGCGGTGCTAGTAGTAGTAGGTGTTTTAGTAACTGTAGGCACATTAGGCGGTGGAGCACCATTGGGTGCAGCATTGATTGGTTCAGGTATCGGGATGATGTTGGGTGGCATTGCAATGATGCTGATGCCTAAAGCCGAAAATACCAAAGACCAAAACCAAGATGGGAATAAAGCGAATAAAGGATTTGGCGGCGCTGTAACAACAATTGCCCAGGGAAATCCAGTTCCCGTTCTTTATGGCCAACGCGAAGTTGGTGGGTTCATTGTAAGTGCTGGTCAATATCCAGAAGACCAGTTGTAAAAAATTAAATGTTTTCCAAGGCGCTTTTTAGCGCCTTTTTTATTGCGTGAGATTTGATATGGCGATTGTAAAAGGCGCAAAAAAAGGCAACCAACAAGCTAGACAGCCCGTAGTAGCCCCAGATTCTGCACAATCTAAAACTCTTATTAATATTTTGTATGGTTTAGCAGAAGGTGAAGTTGAGGGATTAGCGAATGGATATCAATCAATTTCTCTTGAAGAAACTCCCCTTCAGGACGCAAATGGAAATCTCAATTTTTCTAACGTAAAAGTAGACTTCCGAAAAGGCACTAATGATCAAGAATATATAGAAGGTTTCCCAGCAGTAGATAGTGAATCAGCTGTTGATGTTGAATTAAAGTCTGGAACTCCTTGGGTACGTGCATTTAACAATATCGATCTTGATGCTTTACGTATTCGATTTAAGTGGGGTCCACTACGCAAACAAGATGCCACTACAGGGGATGTTAGTGGTCTAACAATTGAATACGCTATTGATCTTCAAACTGACGGCGGAACGTGGACAGAAGTTTTAAAAACAAAAATATCAGACAAAACTTCTGCAAATTATGAACGGGCTCATCGTATTGATTTACCTAAAGCTGATACTGGTTGGCTCATCCGTGTTCGCCGTCTTACGCCTAACTCAACATCTGAATATGTCAGCGACAAGATGTATGTGTCTGCGGTAACAGAGGTAATTGATGCAAAATTACGTTATCCAAATACAGCATTACTTGGTATTCGATATGATGCTGAAACTTTTGGGAATGTTGCAAAAGTTGCAGTAGATCTAAAAGGTACCTTAATTCAGGTACCCACTAATTATAATGCTGAAACCCGACAATATACGGGTATGTGGGATGGTACTTTTAAGCGTGCCTACACAAATAACCCCGCTTGGATTTATTACGATTTATGTACAAATGATCGGTATGGCCTCGGGAGTCGTTTGACTCCATTAATGATTGATAAATGGTCATTGTACCGTTTAGCTCAATATTGTGACCAGACTGTTTCTGATGGGCTCGGAGGTCAAGAACCTCGATTTACGTGTAACGTTTATCTGCAAAGTGCTGAAGATGCTTTTAGCATTTTAATGAAGTTAGCTGGTGTATTTAGAGCTATCGCATTTTGGGATGGAAATAGCATCAATTGCGATGCAGACATTCCCCAAGATACGTATTTCACCTATAGCCGAGCTAACGTAATCGGTGGAGTATTTGAATACTCTGGTACACGTGCACGTGATCGACACAATGTAGTTAGGGTTGCATGGGATAACCCAGCAAATCACTATAAAACAGAATACGAATATGTACGTGATGAAAAAGCAATTGCTGAAGCCGGCCAAGTTCGGATTCTTGAACTCGATGCATGGGGATGTACTTCACGTGGCCAAGCGCAGCGGGCTGGTCATTGGGCTTTAATATCAGAACAAAAAGAAACTCGTACAGTTTCATTTAAAGTCGGTTTGGATGGGCATATTCCATTACCTGGGCGTGTAATTGATATTGCTGATGAGCTTTTTGCCGGTCGAGCAAACGGCGGTCGTGTATCTAAAATTTCTGCTGACCTCAAAAGCATTACTCTTGATCGAGATGATGTTGTAGCTAAGGCTGGTGATCGCCTTGTAATCAATGGTGAAAATGGCAAAGCTCAAACTCGAATCGTTCAATCAATCTCGGGTCGCGTTGTTACTGTTACTTTGCCTTTTGATGCTAATTCGATTGCAGTACAAAACGTTTGGGTATTGGATGCTAAAGATTTAGCGACAATGAAATTCCGTGTTATTTCAATCACACAAGATGAAAAACACCAGTTCAGTATTACAGGTCTTCAATATAATCCACAAAAATTTGATGAGATCGACAACGGAGCTTTCTTTGAAGATACTCCTATTTCAATTATCAACCCATCTACCCAAGAACCAGTCAAAGATGTTTTGATTACGACGGAAAGTCGTGTTGATCAAGGTATTAATGTCACCACAATGATTGTGTCTTGGGTGCAAGCAAAAGGGGCAGTTAAGTACCTTGTTGAGTGGCGAAAAGATGATGGATCTTGGATCCGTTTGCCTTTAACTGGTAATAACTCGATTGAGATACCAGGAGTCTATTCAGGTCAATATCAAGCCCGCGTTACCGCAATTTCTGCTTTTGAAATCGCATCTTTACCGGTTACATCTTCCTTAACTGAAATCACTGGAAAGCAGGGATTACCGCCGAAAATAGCTTTTATACGTGCCACAGGTATTTTGTTTGGAATGAAGCTTGATTGGGGATTCCCTCCAACAGGTGCAAAAGATACAGCTTATACCGAAATTGAAGTTTCACCTGATGGCATCAACAATATTGCTCAATTAGGATTGTTTGCATATCCGACTACCACTACCACAATCCAAGGTTTACAACCTAATCTTAGACAGTTTTACCGCGGTCGATTAATTGACCGGATTGGCAATGTTGGTCCTTGGTCTGAATGGGTCAATGGTACGACCACAGCAGATCCGGAAGCGGTTCTTGATCTTATTTCTGGTCATATTAATGAGAGTGATCTTGCCCAAGAGCTTCAAGGTAAAATTGAAAATTCAGTCGATGTATCTGAAGCAGCCCAAGCTGCAGCAAATAATGCCCAAGCTGTTGCTAGTAGCGCCCAAACTGCAGCTAACAATGCCCAGGCTGTGGCCTCTGAAGCTAAGACGGCGGCCTCGAGTGCTCAATCGGCAGCAACCTCTGCTCAAACACAAGCTTCTTCAGCCCAAAAAATAGCAAATGATGCGAGTGTTATAGCGACCAATGCTAAAAATACAGCGGATAATGCATCAACAGCAGCATCTAAAGTAGCAAGTGATTTAATCACTTCTACAAATCTGTTAAATCAAAAGATTGCAAATGAGAGTTCTACTCGTATCGCTGCAATTTCTAATTTGAATGATGGATTAACAACTGAAACTACTCAGCGCAAGTCTGAAGATGCGGCCCTGTTAAGCAATATTGAAACTTATAAATCAAGCACCAATGGCACTTTATCAAGTTTGCAGACTCAGATTACGACAAATGCTACAAATACAAGTGCCAATGCTACGCAAATTAACGCGCTAGATTCACGTTTAACTACGAATGAATCAAAGACGAATACAGCTATTTCATCTGCAGCCACAGCTCAAACAACTGCAAACACAGCAGTAAGCAAGGCTGATGCAGCTTCGATGTCAATCAATACGCTAAAAAGCACTTTAAGAGTACAAGCAGACGCGCTCAATATTGATCCTCATTTTGTATCTGGTTTGGAATATTACACAATTGCTGAAACACCGGCAGGTAACTCTGTTACGCACGGCGCTTACGGTGAGAATGGGTCACTTGGTATTCGTGTAATTAAGTCAAATACAGATACATCTGCTGGAACAAATACAAACGTCAATACAAACCGGACAGATGGTTTTTTCTTAAAAGCTAATAATACGTATCGGGCAATTGTTAGATGTAAGTTGATATCAGGCACGGGAAGTATTCTGGGTCGTTTTCATAGAAAATCTGATAATGCTGTTCTTGCGTCTGCAACATTATCTGTTACATCAACATCGGCTTATGTCGATTTAATTTATACATATAAACCGACATCAGATGTTCTTGTATATTTTGGAACGTGGCTTATGGCATCTGGTACGATTGATTACGATTCAATTAGTATCATTAATGCTACGGATGCGGTTGCTTCTGATGCCAATGCATCAGCTATTACAAATCTAACTACTCGCGTGACAAATGCAGAAGGCACAATTACAAGCCAAGGCAACTCAATTACGCAATTGAATAATAATATTGTAAGCATCAACGGAACGCTTGCAAGTAAAGCGGATGCAACTGCTTTAAGTTCTTTGGCTAACCGTGTGACTACTGCTGAGGGCAATATCTCATCGCAAAGCGGTGCTATTACAACCCTTCAAAATAATGTTTCTACAATTAATAATGCGCTTGCATCAAAAGCAGATTCAATCGCCTTATCCGCCCTAGATAGCCGAGTAACTACTACCGAGGGGACTATTACAAGTCAAGGCGCGTCTATCGCATCTTTACAGAATTCATTGAGCAGTGTGGGTGTAAACTTAGTTGCTTTGGCAGATCAGTTAAAAACTGTATCAATGGCCGCAACTACGGGTGAAAGCTATATCACATGGTCTTTAACTGATCCTGCACTTAAGCCAGACACTTATTACACTTTGTCTTTTTGGGCAGTGCGAACCGCAAATGTTAAGAGCGTTGAATCATTCTTAATTGCTAGTAATGGTGCACATCACAAATCAACTTATGTGACAGTTGGAACAACGAATCTTGTTCGATATTCAGTAACATTTAAAACTAATGCGGATGCAGTAGGCGTTACCTATTCCCTACGTTTTGATCTTAACGGTTCTAGTGATGGCAATAATGCGACATTAACAATTCAAAAGCCTCAATTAGAAGAAGGCCAAGTTGCAACTTACTGGAAACCATCTACTTATGATAAAGCAGATGCTAGTGCGTTAAGCACGCTTCAGAACACAGTTACACAACAAGGAAATACCCTAACATCAAACAGTAGTGCTATCACTTCGCTGCAAAACAGTGTTACTAACATTAATAACGCTTTAACGTCAAAAGCGGATGCAAGTGCGGTTAGTAGTATTGATTCAAAAGTGACAACTATTGACGGTAAAGTAACGTCAAATACTGCAAATATTACTTCGCTGAATAACTCGATCACGAATGGGAGTCTTAACTTAGTCTATAACACCCTTTACAACGACTTAAGTAATATCACAGCGAATGGTAATCATAGTATTGCAGTGGATAGCGCAACTTATGCCCGATCTAGAGTTTTAAAAGTAACAGCTAGTGGTGCTGGGCAAGATGGTGTGCATCAAATCTTAATGACCACATCAGTTGTTCCAGTGGCGAGTTCTAATGAACCACTTGTCTTATCGTTTTTTGCAAAAGCTGATGCTGCATTATCTGTAAAAATTCAATTATTCGGTGGTATCGGTTCCCAAAATATTGCACTAACAACTACATGGACAAAGTACACAATTACAACTTTAAGAAAGTCAGCATCACATGTTGATACTACTAATTTGTATATGTCATTGCTTGCCGCAGGCGTTGCATATTTTACAAATGTTCAATTAGAAAGAGGGACAATCGCAACCGCATATTCAGCAGCTTCTACTGAAACAGGTAATTTAATTGCTGCAAATGCTTCTGCACTTTCATCTTTAAGTTCCACAGTTACTCAGCAGGGAAATACGTTAACAAGTCAAGGTAACTCCCTTACTTCACTCAATAACAGTGTAGCAACAGCGCAAAAAACAGCTAATGATGCAGTATCCGCAGCAGATGCAGCACAGAAGACAGCGAATACAAAAGCCGATGCTTCGGCATTGGAGGCATTGTCTAACACTGTGACATCACAAGGTAATACTATATCTTCTCAAGGAAGTGCAATTACCTCTCTGAACAATAGTGTTAATACAATTAATAACGCTCTGGCATCAAAAGCAGATTCAAGTGCTATTACAGCTTTAGATAGTCGTGTAACAGCTACAGAAAATGGTCTAACTACAACCAACAGCAACATCACAAGTTTGCAGTCTGCTATTCAGTCACAAGGTGATGCGCTAAATTTAGACCCAAATTTTAGAGAGGGCTTGAAGTTCATTGCCGTAAGTGAGCTTGCAACAGGTAACTCAATTGTTGCTGGTAATTACGGTGAAGGTGGGGGTACTGGCTTACGAGTAACTAAATCAAATGATGCCGGTACCTCTGGTACCAACCCAACGGTAAGAACACCGACCTCGGGGATGTGGTTAAAAGCAGGGCGAACTTACCAAGCAACTGTAAGGGCACGTAAGGTATCTGGAACCGCAGGTTTATTGCTGCGCTGGATTAGAACAGGTGATAACGCCACATTAGCAGTAAAACAAGTAACAGCAACAGATACAACCAATTTTGTTGATTTCTCTTTAGATTATGCACCAACCTCAGATGTATTCGCATGGTTTGGTGTATGGATGTATCCAAACGCTGGGGTTGTTGATTATTCTTCTATTCGCTTGGTAGATAAAACGGCATCTTTAGAAAATGCTGCAACAGCATCAGCCGTTTCTTCACTAACCTCCCGTGTCGCAAGTGCAGAAGGTACGATTACAAGCCAAGGGAACAGCATTGTTTCTTTAAATAATAGTGTTTCAAATATTAATGGCGCTTTAGCTACGAAAGCAGATAACGCTGCATTATCAAGTTTGGATTCCAGAGTCACCGCGACGGAGAACTCTATTACAAGCCAAGGTAACCAGATCACCAGTTTGCAGGCAGGTTTAAGCGCCGCGGCAGTAATTGGTGCAAACTTATTAAGTAATACGGCTGCTCCGAACTCTGCGAATCAACCAAAAACAAGCGATGGTACAGCTTCTGCCCAAGGATTTTCGACAAATTTCAATATTGATTCTTACTTTACTGTTAACGATGCGAGTGTAGAACGCTACTACCGTATGACCTCACCAGTCAACGCTACCAGTGTTTTACGCGCAAGCACTACTTACACAATTAGTGCAGATGTGCGTGGTGCTGCATTGCCAGTGCGCTGGCGGATTATTGCCCAAGTTGGCGGCGCTTGGAGTGATATTGCTGTTAAATCAATGAGCGGTATCAGCAATAATCAATACACTCGACAAAGTTGCACATTCACAGTTCCAGCAAATGCGACAAGCCTCATTATGTCTTTTAAGTCTGATTCAACTACAGTTGGAAACGCATTGGCTATAAGACGCATGAAGTTGGAACAAGGGAATGTTGCAACACTGTGGGAGCAACCAATTGGCGAAATTGCAACTTCAAAAGCTTTATCTTCACTTGATACTCGAGTTACGAATGCTGAAGGGACCATTTCTAGCCAAAGCAATTCAATTACACAATTGAATAACAGTGTATCGAATATTAATGGTGTCCTTGCAAGTAAAGCCGATGCTTCTGCGCTCAGTTCATTGGATTCTAAAGTTTCTGTTATTGATGGCAAAGTTTCAACTCAAGCATCGAGTATTACTACTTTGCAAACTACTGTTGGTGGAAATACAGCTGCAATTCAACAGGTAACTGAAAGCGTTGATGGTGTTAAAGCTCAGCAATATTTAAAAATGGATGTGAATGGGCATTTAGCAGGTCATGGTTCAATGAATGATGGTACCACGTCAACATTCATTTTCAATTACGATACTATCCAGTTCGGCGCGCCAGTTGGAGTCGATGGTGTAACTCCTAAGCCGATAATGTCGCTATTAAATACGCCACTAACTCTACCGAATGGAACAGTAATTCCAAGAGGTTTATATGTAGATTCTGGTAGCTTTGGCTATATTAATGCAAATAGAATCTGGGCAGAAAATCTAAGCACCATTAGCGCTGATTTAGGTGATATTGAAGTTGATAATGCTCACATTAAAAACGGAGCAATAGACACTTTAAAAATCCAAGATGAAGCCGTTACTGTCCCTTCCGGGGTAATTAATCAAACAGAGCGTAAATTTTATTTCGCTGTTTCTAATTCAATGGCAGGTTCAGTTGGTTATACACAAGATTTAGTTACTCTTAATGTGCAAACGCAAGGAGGTAAACTAAGGATTGATGGATCGTTTGTGTTTGACTGTAAGGTCAGGATCACACAATATCCATCCTCCTACGACATTTTGAAATGTGTGACGCTAGCTTGTCGGGTATTAGTAAATGGTACTGTTGCGTACACTCAGGAAATATACCCAACATTTTATGATGGGAGCAGTACAATCCGGTTTATTGGAGTTACTGCGACACCCGTTTATATCCTACCTGCTTCCACTGGTACAAAAACAATAGTGCTTCAGTTGGCCTATATCACTAAATATTCCAATATTTATTATGGTTCATTTGAAGCTCAAGGTGGCTTTGCCGAAACTCCTACAATAGTCACCATGTCATCTTTATCAACATTGGAGCTTAAAAAGTGACGGTATTAGTTTCAAAGAATGGTGAAGTTATTGGACATATTTTTGGTAATGAAGAGATGATCAAGCTGAATACTCCTGAGGGATGTATCGCTTTAGATGATCCTCCTTGTCCAAATATGTTTTTTCAAGAAGGAAAGTGGATAAATATTCCCACTCAGCCCTCGCCATATCATATCTTCGATTATGAAACTAAGAAGTGGGTCGATAATCGAACTTTAGAAGATGCAAAAAGGCATAAATGGGAGCAAATCAAGCAGATTCGGGATCAGTATGAGTTTGGCGGATTTGAGTTTGAAAATAAGCTTTATGATTCAGACTCTAATTCTCAACTAAGAATCGCTACTGCAGCTTTGCTCGGTGTACCAGTTGAGTGGACTTTAAAAGACAATTCAGTTGTTAATCTTAGTCCTGATCAATTGATTGACTTAAAAACCGCGCTTGCAGTGCACATTAATAACATTCATGAGAGAGGGCGTATTGCACGACAGAAAATTGAAACTGCTTTGACATATGAAGAAATTGAAGCAGTAAATTTCTAATTTAAAAATTTCAATGAGAGCACCCAATCGGGTGTTTTTTTATTTCTGGAGTAATGGCTATGGAGCCACTTTCAACAAGCAGTATTACTGCATTTTTAAAGTTTTATGGTGCGGCAATTGCTGTCACCTTAGCAATTTCATTAGTTGCTGCCGTCGTTTTAATGACACGAATGCCAAGGTCTCCTCAAGAATGGGCCGTGGGTTTGATTTGCACCGTTGTTTCCAGTTTATGTGGCGGCTCATTCATTATTGTGAAGTGGGGGCTTCATGAATGGGTTACTGATGTATGGGGAATGATTGCACTTGGTGGGTTCTTCTTTGTTTGTGGTTTACCTGGTTGGGCTTTAGTCCGTTGGATCTTTAATTTCATAGATAAACAGGAAGGGAAAACGATTGTTGAAGTGATTAAAGAGTTTAAGAAAGCCAGAAAAGACATTGAAAACAGCTAATGCCGCCTTCGGGCGGTCTTGTTTAGAAGTACACGTATAAGAGAGAAATTACCTGTTGACACTGCAAGCCGCTGACTACTACGAAAACCTATTGACGACCAATATTATGAAACGACCACCTTCGGGTGGTTTTCCTTTATGTGACATTTAGTAACCAGTTTGTTAAAGTTATTATATTTATAACAATTGGTGAAATTCATGAAAAAGATAATTTTAGGGAGCATGTTAGTGGCTGTTTTTTCCACATCATTTTCACATGCTTTAGCTCCCAAAAATGGAGATGAGCCAACTTATTGTGAGCAGATTGTTTCGGTCCATGGTTTATTAACTAGAGCACAATTTGAATGTGGATATAGTGAATATAACAATGAGTTAATCTCAGATTCAGCCAAGTGTTTTCAGCATGAACTTGGCGAAGAATATGGAAAAAAAGTCCTTATATTTGGCATGAAAGAATTTGACCGAAATGTAAAGAAAGACGGGAAGAATAAGATTTGTAATAGTTTATTAAAAGAATTTCCAGAGTATGTAAGGAAGTAACTGATGAAAAAGCTACTACCAATTGCATTTTTACTCACAGCATCATTTGTAACTCACTCAGCCGATACTAATGATAAACACTGTAGAGATGTGAATAAACTTGCTGAAAATGTCATGCTCTTTAGGCAGGAAGGGGTTTCTGTGGTTAGACAAATGGAGATGATAGAGAGTATCAAACCAAGCAGGGATTTCAAAAGGTTAATGGAGATGATGGTCGAGGAAGCCTATAAAGAACCAAAGTTTGGATCAGAAGAGTATAAGGCGGAAGCAATAACTGAATTTGCAAACAATTGGTACATTCAGTGCAAGCAAGCAAATCGAAATAAATAGAGCACTTTAAGGTGCTCTAATTATTGAAATTGAGAAAAGTTTATAAGTAGGTTTTTATGAGAAAGATTATTTTATTGGGTCTTATTTGCCTTCCTGTATTCGCATATGCAAATAGTTGCGAGGTGGCAAAAAGTAAAATTAATATAAGCGGTTTAGCATTGGGTAAATCCATTTTATCACTGAAAGCAGAACATCCTAAAAATTTGAGCATAGATCATGAGACTAATAAGGCAAATATTAACTATGTTCACTCTAATGAATTTGAGGGTGCTTTTAGTGGAACACCAGCTACCAATGCGGGATTCATTTCTTTTGATGGGAATACAAAGTTAATTAATGCGTTTAGCGTTAGTTTTGGTCACTTAGATAATTTTAGTGCTAATAATTATAAAAATGGGTTAGTGGCGTTGTATTCACTACCAAAAACAGGGTGGATAGAATCAAAGAGTAATGGGGTTAAAGTTTTTAAATATGAATGTACGGATTATTCTTTAGAGATTAATTACAATCCAGAAAGAAGTAGTTTTATGATTTTTAAGGAAATTTAGTTTTATGTTCTTAAGCACCCTAGGGTGCTTTTTTAATGTCTGATTTTTCTGAAACAGTAATGGTGTAACCTTTCATACGGCTAGCTAACTCCATCATTAGAGTTTCGGTAGGGATCAGTTCTACAGTTTTTTCATAATTTTGATTTTCAAAGCTTTTTTCAAGACGGGCAACAATGTCGGCATTCATTGATCGACTGTTTAACTTTGCTGATTCAAGTATTTTTTCTTTTAGTTCTTGCGTCATACGCATTTTGTATTCAACGTCTGAGCTTCTAGCCATGGTCCTATACTCGAATAAATTTTATTTATAATAATATCCCCAATGGGGATTGACAAGAAGTTTTTAAAGTCTTAAATTGTAAAAGTCCCCATTGGGGATGTAAAAAGCCCCCAACTTTCTGACGGCAAGGGGCTTTTATCAACAACCATAGGAAAGGATATTGATATGTCTAGTTTAGCATTAAGTTTTAATGAAGTGAAATTCAATCCCGTGCCACGGCAAGATGGCCAGATTTGGCTTTCTTCAGGTGAATTGGCACAAGCATTAGGATATAAACAAGAGAACGCGGTCAGTAAAATTTTTAATCGTAATTCTGATGAATTTACGGAAAATATGACACAAATTATTGATAATCCTCGGCTACCCAATTTGGGTATGCGGATCTTCTCACTACGTGGCTGCCACCTAATAGCAATATTTGCTCGTACTGCTGTAGCGAAGCAATTCCGCAAGTGGGTACTTGATGTTTTAGATAAAGAAGTTGGCACACCAGTTGCCAAAACCCACAAATCCGAACGTGAACCCCTAACCAATGCTGTAAATCTTCTTGTAGCTAAAACTAAGCATTTGAATTACAGCGATGCTTATAAATTAGTTCATCAGCGTTTCAATGTTCAGCATATTGATGAAATCCCATATGACATGATTCCTGTTGCAGTGGAATATGTTCATCATCTGATTGCGATGTACAGTAGTGCAGAGAAGAAGGCTCAAGGTTCTTTATTTGATAATGAAACATTGGGTTTGGTTAAGGATCTGGTAGATGCAATTATTTCCCAAAACTTTGTGACAAGCAAAATCTATCGTGCAATACACATGCTTAGTAATGAACAAGGTCACTACTTAGCTGAATATGCGTTTAAAACCAATATTGCAGTTCTAAAACTCACTCGAACAATGGATTTAAGAGGACCTCTTAATAGAGAAATCATTAGTGATGATTTAAAAACCATAAGCTACACAACAGGTAATCAACATTATGGCGACCGTTGGTTTCACCCACTGATGGAGTCAAGTCGATTGATGGGAGTACTTGAAATTTCAGGTAGTCTGATTCGTCACTAATAAAATCAACTTAACAAAACCCACTCATCGAGTGGGTTTTTTAATACCCAAAACAAAACCCCAGTAGCGCTAACTACCGGGGTTTTTCATTCCACCCACCGACGAAAGTAAGAGGAAAGTAAATCTATATGGAGCATTTTAAACCAATAGTGGAGCTTATAAAAGTGTCTATTGAAAAGTATGGCTTATGGCAAACAATAGTTGCATTTATTCTTTTGTTTTCCGTGCCAATCTTAATGTGGAAGTTGGATGTAATTATTGCTTCTATAAAAGCATGAACCAACTTGAAAAAACTGCGCCACCTTCGGGTGGCTTTTTTACGTCTAAAGGAAAGTGAAATGAACATCGAACAATATCTTGATGAGTTGATCAAACGAGAAGGCGGGTACGTAAATAACCCAGCAGACCGTGGTGGTGCAACTAAGTATGGAATTACTGAAGCAGTTGCTCGAGCAAATGGATTCAAAGGTAATATGCGAGATTTACCTCTGGATGTGGCCAAAGCAATTTACCGCAAAAACTATTGGACAGCTCCGCGATTTGACCAAGTAAATACAATCAGCTCAGCAGTGGCCGAAGAGCTTCTAGACACTGGTGTGAATTGCGGTACCGGCTTTGCAAAACCTCTTTTACAACGAGCTTTGAACTTACTAAACAACCAAGGTAAAGCTGGATATGCAGATTTAGAGGTTGATGGTGTTTATGGATCTGAAACTCTTAGAGCTCTAAAAACCTATCTGGCCAAACGCGGGAAAGAAGGCGAGAAAGTTCTGGTGCGAGTTCTCAATATTATGCAAGGACAACGCTACATTGAAATCTGTGAGCGTAATCCAAAGCAGGAACAGTTTTTCTATGGTTGGATTGCCAATCGGGTTGTTATATGACTTTCTTTCAATACAGACGTTCAAAGATAGCTTTCACAATCACACTGCTGTGCATTCTATTTTCAGGATGCACAGCTCATACGATCAATAACAATGTGAGTGTTGGTATTTGTGTGAAAGCCCTCTGAGGAGAGCTTTTACAATTTATGCATTTTTTACATTACCTAACTGATTATTTTTACTAAAATAAATACATATTAAAATAGCAACTAATATTACTCCTGATGCTGCAAAACGGCTTAAGTCTAAACCTCCAGCGGAAAGGGGCTTATCTAGAAAGTCTCCAACTACAGCACCCAAAGGACGAGTTAAAATAAAAGTGCTCCAGAATAAAAATGTTCGTGAAACAGAAGTGAATTTATACAAAAACACCATCAATAAAATGAGTGCTGAGAAAAGAGCAATCCCGCCACTATAGCCTAATCCAATCGTATCTGCTGACCAGTCACCAAGAGCTGTACCCAAAGTTTGGCTAAAGGTAATTGTTAACCAATAAAAGACTTCTGATTTAGGTTTATTAACGGTATGAGGGGAGACGCTGCCTTCAACTTTATACCAACCCAATAATGAGAAGATGACTAAGCCGAGGAGTAAGCTACTTCCTCCACTATAACCAATACCTAAAGATCGAGTGACAAAGTCTGCTAATGTTGTACCAACAGTTGTACTCGCAATAATGGTAAACCAATATAAATATGGTTTATAACTTTTTGCCTTAATTTGACAGATCAATAAGATAATAAAAACTATGGCAAAAATAAAAGTACTAGTTAAATACCCAAGTTTCAATGACATTGAAAAACTATCTCCGCCAGTTTCACCAAAAGTAGTTGCGAAGATTTTAGTAATCCAGAATAGAAGGGTAACTTGGGGGACTTTAGTTATATACTCACTCATTTCATGACTTGAATTATTCATCTAAGAGTCTCAAATGATAAATTTATCAAACAATAAATTTTTAAAATTAAGATGAGCTTAAAGATTTGTTTTTAATAATATAGCTTTGTATTCTTATTGGTTACTAAGCTCATTTTTTAATTTCTATTTAAGTTTTACTAGCTAAGATTTCGAGTTTTTAATATTTAGTGGTTTTTAAATGCTAGTAAATTTTTTAAAATTCAAAGAGATATGTAATAATATTACACTATTAAATTTTAATTTGCTTTTATCTATCTGGCTAGGTTTATTTCTGAATATAGGTTTTTTTAAAAAAATCCATCAACTTACACCTTATAATGGTATTAAGTCAGTTCTTTTCTTAGGGGCGACATTAGTTATTTTAATAGCGGCATATAATTTAATTTTTCAATTAATAAATTGGAAATGGACTGCCAAAATCTTTGCAATTTTATTGATATTTATTGGTGGCTTTAGCTCTTATTTTGTAAACACATTGGGTATCATTATTTCACCCGACCAAATTCAAAATATGGTGCAGACCGATGTTTCGGAAGTTACCGATCTAATCTCTTTACGCTTTGTTTTATGGACAGTTTTTTTTGTTATTTTGCCCATTTTTTTAATTACTCAAGTTAAATTTAAACAAGAAAAAGCATCACGGTTGTTATTGAAGAAAGTATTCTCACTGGTAGCTTCATTTGCAGTGGTCGGTGTTTTACTTTTTACTTACTATGTCGATTTCGCTGCAATATTTCGTGAGCATCGTGATTTAAAAGGGATGATTTCACCGCAAAATAGTATTTCATCGCTTATGTCTTACTATCATAAGAAGGCTCCGAAGAAAAATCTGCCTCTTGTGATATATGGACAAGATGCTCATCAAGTTCAGCGAGTACAAAAGAACCTCCCTAAGTTAATGATACTTGTTGTAGGTGAAACGGCACGTGCCGAAAGTTTCTCTCTAAATGGGTATGCAAAAAATACGAATCCGGAGCTTTCTAAACAAGATATTTTCAACTTTTCGCAAGTGAGCTCATGCGGTACGGCAACAGCGGTTTCTGTGCCATGTATGTTCTCGGGTATGCCACGTGTAGATTATGATGAGCAATTAGCTAGTCACCGCGAAGGTTTACTAGATATTGCAAAACGTGCGGGTTACCAAGTGACTTGGATTGATAATAACTCGGGTTGTAAAGGTGCATGTGATCGCGTTGAGCAATACCAAATTCCTGAAAACTTAAAGAAAAAATGGTGTAAAGATGGCGAATGTTATGATGACATTCTCATTGACAGCTTAAAGCAGTATTTGGCTACTATTGCCAAAGATGATGACCGCCCACGTTTGATTGTTTTGCATCAGGTGGGTAGTCATGGACCTGCATATTACAAGCGTGCGCCTGAGGCATATCAACCATTTAAACCGACTTGTGATACGAATGCGATACAGGGCTGTTCGCAAACCGAATTGCTAAATAGTTATGATAATACAATCGTATATACAGACCATGTATTAAGCCAAATGATTAATACTCTAAAAGAAATATCAAAATATCAGACAGGTTTATGGTATTTATCTGATCATGGCGAATCAACCGGAGAACATGGTTTATATTTACATGGTTCACCTTATGCAATCGCACCGAGCCAACAAACACATGTACCAATGATTATGTGGTTCTCTGAAAGTTGGAAACAACATAATCTTGCTCAAGTGAATTGTTTAAGCCAACAAACTAAACAAAAGTTAAGTCAGGATAATTTATTCCCAAGTTTGTTAAGTTTGCTGGATGTAAAAACTAAGGTAGTAAATAACAAACTTGATATGTTGAGCCAATGTAAATAAATATATTTTTAATTTATATAAAACGAAGCAAAATAGACTTGTTTCGTTTTATAAAATGTATTGGTTCGTAATTAGCACACATTTTAAGATCCCTCTAAAATTATTTAATAAACCTTCGTCAGCTATGCATCAAACTTACAACAATATAATTATTCTTAAAACCCAAAGACCACCCAGATTCTTTATAGAAAGGTTCACCATATTTAATTGTATGCTCGATATAAAAATAGACCCAATCTTTCATTTGCTGATTCTCAATTATTTAGTAAGTGATTTTACATTTAAGGGCTTCTTAACTGGCCCAGCTATCAACAATATCTGCCCAGTCTTGCAACATTTTGCGTCTGCTTTCTAAATACTTTGCATGGTTATAAGTAGCACGAGTTTTGTTACCATCCGCATGTGCTAATTGTTTTTCAATCCACTTATCATCGTAGTCTTTTTCATTTAAAAGCGTGGAAGCTGTAGCACGAAAATCATGTGCCGTTACATCAGATAAGCCAATATAATCAAGCATTTTATTCATTGTGGTAGCTGAAAGCATTCCATCTTGATAAATGGCAGGGAATACATATTCACGATTACCAACTAGACTACGTTGCTCTTGAAGAATGTTGAAGACCTGATCAGACATAGGGACGATATGTATGCGCTTCTTTTTCATCATCTCTTTGGGGAATGTGATAGTTCTAGCTTCGAAATCAACATAATCCCATTTCATACGCCGAATCTCGATAGTCCTAAGCATTGAGTAGAGCATTACAAGTCCAGCATTTCGAACTGTAGTAGAACCGCCATAATTATTTAATTTATTTCTAAGTTGTGCAGCCTCATGCTTTTCCATTGGTCTTGCATGTTCTATTTCAGGCCGCTCAACAACGTTTTTGACTGCATATGTTGGATCATACTCAGCTCTAAGTGTGGCGATCGCATAACGCATAACGCCACCAATAAAAGTACGATTTTGGATTGCTGATACTTCTCCGGTACCATGGTTTTTTTGACGCTTAACTCGTGCAATCGTCTTTTTCATAATTGTTAAAACGTCTGCCGAGGTAACTTCTTTAATATCCTTTTCACCAATAACTTTTAAAATATCTTTATCTAAAGCACGTTGAAAAGCTTCTTGATATCTCTCTGAACGATTAATTAATTTTTCAGCTTTATATTCTGCAGCAACATGTTTAAAGAGAACTCTATTTTCATACTCATCAGATTTAGCCTTTTTCTGGTTTTCTTTTTCTTCAACTGGATTTATGCCGCTTGCTACTAAGGATTTAGCCTCATCTCGTTTTGTACGTGCTTCGGCTAAGCCAATAATAGGGTACTCACCTAAACTCATCATTTGAGTTTTCTTAAGCCACTGGAAACGATAGCGCCAATACTTCTTTCCATTAGGTTTGATTTCAATACATAACCCGTCCGAATCACCAATTCTATAAAGCTTTTCTTTTGGTTTTGCACTTCTGATTTTTGAGTCGCTTAACAT